GCGCCCTGCACTCCTAGAGCCACTCAGCCATTCTTGCTGGAGTCCAGCAGCCGCTGCTAGCAACGCCGGCTTGATAACATCAATCCAGCCTCTAGAGGTGAGTGTGTGTCTAAGCGCTGTGACTTTCTCTTCTGTGTTCATGCTGCCTCCGGCGCGTCTCTAACACTAAGTGAAACTGCATTGCTGTTATTTAGGGGTAGAACACTAAGTACGTCTTTGTCACCATCAGCAACTCGAACAAGCTCTTGCTTGAACCCAGCAGTTCTAGCTAATGGGTACTCATCATGAGTGTATAATCCAATTCTGAATGGCATATCTTCTCCTCCTTACTGTCCTGTATTCGCTTGAAGTCCTGCCCCCATCATAGACATCGGACTTACCTCTGCCCCGCCTTGCTGCCCCAGCATAGTCGGTGAGAGCTGCTCCAGAACGTCACCTTGAGGCCCCGCAAGCTGCTCGGGATTCATGCCCTGCTGCGCCATGATGTCGTTCATCATGGGAACTTGCTGCACCATCATCTCTCTGGGGTCCATCTCAAACGCCCGCCAGAACTTGCTGAAGAACGCGACCCAGTTGGTGAGCTGGAGCGCCATCGGGTTGCTCTGCATGGCCTGCATTGTGGTAATGAAGTCCTGCCTGAGCATCTGCTTCGAGAGCATCTGGGACGCGCCGATGGCCCGGATACGATGGTCAGCGTTAATGTCCTGAAGCCCTACCTGGTACGTCTCGGGCGGCAGTGGCCCTCCACTGTCTGGGTCCATGATTGCGGCAGAGCCGATCAGGCTCACGGCCCGCGGCATAGAAAGGTTCACACGGTCTAGCGCCCTGAAGTCGTCGGCGAGTGCTTCAATAACAGACCGCTCGAAGAGCCTGGCCTCAAGGCCGAGACGAGTGCGAGCGCCTTCTAGCCGGCCAAGGAACTCGCGGGCCGTCTGCCGGTCGCCGGAGAGCGAGCCTTGAATGGTGTCGCGCTGTACACCGGTTGCGCTGTCGATGTACCGGCTGATGGCTTCCAACTCGTTCACGACCATTGGGTACGCCTGAAGGTCGAACTGGTATGGCCGGATGTTCGACTCCCCAACCTCGCCGTGGGCCTTGATGATCCGACCGGGCCACAGGACGAGGTTCTGTGTGTCCAGTTCCGTGCTGTCGTTTACAAACGTCGGCGGGTTGAGTGCTAGGTCGAGAAGGTCGAGACGGTTGGACACCAGCTTGTTGCCGCTAGATGCTAGTGTTGCCACCGGCTCGATCTTGCCGATGCCGTGGTGGAAATGCATGTCGCGGAGCGGCGAGTACGTTCTGAAGTTCTTCCGCATGAGCGGATAAGGCGACGGCGCGTTTCGGAGCGCGACTTGCCGGTTCGCCACAGTCATGACTCTGAGTCGCACGCCGTCGGGCGCGAAGTTAATCGGCACGAGGCCGACCATATCAATGAGTTCGACCGGCCGCTTGTACTGGCCCTGACGGACAGCCTGATACTCTGAGTAGCTTCGCCACACCTGATGTCGCTCTTGGGCCTCGTTTTGAACGCCGGCAGAGGGCGGCATATTCTGGAGCATCTGAAGGGCCTGTGGGTCGAACATCGGCTCGCGGCCCTCTTCTTGTGCGAGATAAGCCTCTTCGAGCAGATCATCGAGGTCCGCCCACCAACGGACACAAGCATGGCCCATGTCGTCAACTTCCTTCTTGCCGGGCTGTGGGAACCAGTCGAGAATGTCGATGTTCTTGAAGTCCGGGCCGTCGAAGAGGGTCTGAGTGACGGGCTCCTCCCACTGCACGCCGAACGCCTCGTTCCGCTGCATATATTTGCACTGCTGCTTCTTCCAGCCGTACTGAAGAATGCCCGTGCCATAGACATCGGCGCTCATCAGGAAGTCGATCATCTTCTCCATGATCTTGGCTTCGAGAAGCTGCTGATTGATGAGGGCTTCGGCGCGCTTGGCCGACTGGCCCATCTCAGGGGCAATCGCGTCCATCTCGATGATTCGGCTGCCAGAAAGTGTAATAGCAATCTTGTTTGCAACGTCGGACCAACACGCCGCCATGAGCATTGGAAGCATCACGACGTTCTTGAAGGGCGGGCGCTCGCCAGTGAAGATGCAGCGGTAGAGGTTGTAGAACTGCTTGCTCTTTTCATGGAAGCGGCGGTGGAACTCTGCACTTTCGCGAAAGCGTGCCATAGTAATGTTGACGCACATTTCGTTCGTCAGGCCGCCGAGGCCGCCAGTTGTTGCGCCCAGAACTCCAGGATTCGCCATTAGTCCATCACCTTCGGAAGCTCAAGCCGCTCGTTCTCGGGGGTTAGAACATAGCCGTTATGCTCGATGAAGCCTGAGAGTGTTCGTGTGAGATGCACGTCGTTGATACAGTAATCGAACAGCTTGCCGAAGCGGCCGTTCTGATAGAGCTTCACCGCCGTCTCGCCGTTGAAGTTCTTCTCCCCCAAGCCGAGACGGCCGCAGATGTCAGACAGTTTATAGCCCTTAGTGCGGGCGGTGAGAGCACGCCAGACTTCGTGCAAGATGTCGTACTGACGAGGCAGAATGTCAAGGCCAGTAATAGTCTGTAGAATAGGCGTGTCAAACTCGATCCCGTTGAAGCTGACAAGGACATCGGCCTGATTCATGTGGGCGATGCATTCCTCAAGGTCGAACTCGTCGTAGGTGTGGAACCGCTCGGTGTCAGAATCATAGAGCACCACGCAGCTCACACCGGCCTCGCCATGACGCACATTCTCCCAGCCGCCGACTTCTTCTGGACCTTGCTGAATCTCTAGGTCGTACACTACCGTGTGCAGCTTGGGGAGCCAGGCGCTCGGAACAGAGTCCGAGGCACACAGGGGAGGCACCTGCGGCTGGCTCCCGAAGTCGCTACCTAGTGTATCATAACTCATTGCTTCAGCCTCTTATGGACAGATAACGTCAACAAACTGCTGCCTAATGAGTTCCTTCTCACTGTACTCTTTGGCAATCCGCTCGGCTGCATTTACAGTCGCAGCGCCGCCCTTCAGGATTTCGTCGAAAGGATTGGAAGAGTGCTTATGCTCTGTGCCGTCTGTACTTACAGACGGCCAGACCGTGTTATAGACCTGCTTATTGAAACAATCCGCCGTCGCGTCCATGTAGTCGTCGTTGTCTTGGGCTGTGCCGATCTGCGACATCTGGCGCATGAGGACATCAAGCCCAGCAGCGCCTCGAAGCAGCTTCATCCGGCCGTCTCGCCAGAGAGCCGCGACGTTCGCCAGTCGCTCTTCTTTCCTCATGTTGTTGCTGCGATTTATCATGAGCAGTGGCGGCAGGAGGGCAATCCCCGCAGACATCAACTTGGTCTTGACGAAGGCTTCCCAGACGCCGGGCTTGCCGCCGATATCGTCTTCGTCCGTCATGCAGGATACCCGGGCGCAGCGGCTCCGCCAGAACTTGATGTCGTCACAGAACTGCTTCGCAAACCGCTCTGAGTCCCAGTCTGTCGATCCGTGCGCGCCGAGGAAGACGCAGACGCCAGTCTTCGGCTCGTGGCCAACGGCGCTGACAACGGAGTAATCGCCGCGGGCTCGTCTACGCACGTTCTTAAAGGCCGTGTCGAAGTGCAGAGATACCCTGAGCTTCTTGAGGTCAACGTCTTTGTCATCACAGACCATTCGCTCGACGGCGCTGTATGGCAAGATGTTGTAGGGGTTCTGGACCGGATTGTTCCTGACCTGCGCCCAGTATCTCGTCGGGTTCCGGCGCTCGAAGTCCTTGATGCGCTCCGGTGGCCAGATGAGGGGCATGGTCGGTGTGCCGGCCTCGTCCTGCGCGTCGAGGAAGAAAAGGTCCCAAGAGCCGTCTTCTTCGACTTTGAGGCCCGGCATGGGCATCCCGGTAACACTTCTGACGCCCTCGTGCTTGATGCTCTTGCCAGCGTGGTCGCCTTCTCCATAGCGGGTGAGGGTAAAGACCCATAGTGCGTCCTTCTGGAACACAGGGATGAGAGTATCAACGTGGCGGTTCACAATGTCCAGCCACTCTTTATCACGGTCCATACGCTCATAGGTGTTGGGATCATCGAGGAAGCAGCAGTCTGGGTGCATGCCCACGAGGCCGCTCTCCACGGCCCAGACGCCGTAGCTCGCGTCCCGGCGGGAGAGATTGGTCCTTGCGGCAGTGACAACAGCATCGAGCTTCCAGCGGCGTTTGAGGTGTTTCTGCGAGCCGTAGAGCCAGGTGTACCGAGCATGGCGGTCTTCGCCGCCGATTACGCTCTTGATGGACGATAGGATTTCGCGGCCTCTGGTGATCGTTTCGCAGCCAGTATAAGTCGCAAGCTCGGGGTCATGAAGGTGCAGCCATGCCTGGCCACCGGCAGCAAGCAGCGTGGTTTTTCCGAAGTCTCTAGGGACAATCACCATGAGCTTCTTCTGCTTGCCGCGGCCGGCTTTTCTGGCGGCCAGCCATTCTAGGGCATGGTGCTCGAACCAATCACACAGCGGTTTGTGCGTCTTCTCCTCCATCCACGGAGACGGACCGGCAGCACCTTTGGGGTTGTAATCATAACCATATGCCACACGGAAAAAGTACCAGAAGGAGTCAATACACTTCCGGCGCCAGAACTCGCGCTCTGCATTTATGTCCCATCCCATCAGAAGTTCTTCCCGTACTCACGGAGCCAGTCCATGAACGGCATCATCAGTGGGGCGTTCTTCGCGCCTGCCGGTCTTAGCACCTGAGGTTTTGGAGCAGCGGCGCGCTCGGCTGCGTGCTCAACAGCCCTTCTGGCCTGCTTGAGCCGCAATGGGGCCTGACGGAACGCCGGGGAGTTCGCCTGCTGCCAGAAGTCCTCGGCAGATTTATAGCCGTACCGCTTGAACGTCTCTTCAGTCGGCAGTAGGAAGTCCGCGAACTCTGGGCGCTTTTTGGTGCGGGTTGGGATATAGCCTAGGGCTGTGCCAGCAGCCAGCTCTTGGGGATTCTGGGTGTAATACTGAAGTCCCGAAGTAGTACCCGGTGTGTGGGGGTACTCAGCGAACTTACGGCCTGGCACTGGTGCGGACTTGAACTGCTTGTTAGAGACATTCTCTCGTATACGAACCTTCCCTGGGGTTGCTCCTCTTATTAGATGGAGCAGCTCTTCGCTAATGATGTACTTGAAGATTCCCTCTGGTGTATTCGACACAATATCAGGAAAGTTATGTTGCGCTCCAGCAGATGTAAGGCCCGGCCGTAGCAAGTTCTTCTCTACTGTTATTGGCCCGGTCATCATTTCTGAGGCGTATGCTGCTACTCCTATCCCTTTTCGTAGGACTATCGGCTGTTCTGCCACGCCCCACGG